CCACTGGTTGCCGGGTCGTTGCCTTGCTCGGAAATCTGACTCATTCTCCAAAGCTCTTTCTGATCCTTGACAATATCTTGTTGAATATTCTCGACATCATCGTCCGAAAGATTGAATACATGGTTGTATATCCACCGCTTGCTAAACAATTTGGCCTCCATCATATCGTTGGCCACAGCAACTTTACTGGACCAAATTTCTATTTTCTCTTGCTCGAATATCGTAGACGGGTTGCTTAATTCTAATTCAAAATCAACCAACGACGCGTCTTGGTACCCCTGAACGTACAGATGAACAATTGCGATCTTAGTTAACTCAGACACAATAATTCTTTGAATTCTACCAATTGTTCTAGAAAATCTAACGTCCTCTGCTGCGAGGGTCGCCTTACCAGACAGTCCTTCCTCGTATCCCAAGAACGCTTTTGGAATCTTTAGTGCAGCCATCATCTTATTGCGAATATACTCTAAGTCATCGATGCCCGTAAATTCCATACCCGGCAACGTGTCGATTCTAGTTCCACTGTCACTGCCACGAACCGGAAGATAGAAGTCTTCGATCATGTTATTTAAGTTGAATCGCAAATTGTAATCGCCCGTGCGCTCGTCAATGTACGGAACCTTTTTTACCTGCCCGATAACTTTTTGCATCGCGGCATCAATGTCTGCTGGTGGAATGTTGCCAACGTCAATATAGAACATACGCTTCTCGGGTGCGCGCATGATACGGTGGATTAACATTGCGTCTTCCATCAAGCTCAATTGCTTCCACACGCGTCTGGCTGGTTCAATCATGCTTTTGCCATACGGAAGGAAATTACTGTCACTCAACAGTCTAAAGTGCGCTATCTCAAAATTCTCGTATTCCATTCCCCCGCCCATTCCATCGTGCTGATATTTTACATAGTTTACATTCTTTGGGTCCGATCCTTCAACGCGGGTAATTTCATATGGGCTTATCGGATGAACCATGTATACACCATACTCCGGAGATATTTCCAACCGCAAAAACATGTCTCCGTATTTACACATGTTTCTGGTCCACGACCACATGTTAAATTCAATGTTGAGAATATCATAAAAAAGATTTTCGAGGATCTTTTTGATGTTTTCATTCTCCGAGTGAATTGTTAATATCTTACCGAATTCGCTTGGAACTAAACATTCATCGGAGTAAATGTCCAGCGCCGATGCGATAATGGGGTCCATGTCCATTACATCATAATCTCTAAAAAGCTCCAATCGAGACGCTTGATATGCCATTGACATATCACGGTTGTGTAAGTTATAGGTCGAACTTCTGAGTCGGTTAAACCTATCGCGCAAACTGTTTCTGTCAGTCGCGTATTGAATTTCGTCGGTGTCAATTACTTTCAGCTTCTTGCCGCCCACATTACGGACGATAACGTCCGTCGAAAACATTTTCTTTAATCTTGTAAATAGGTCTTTTTGGTCTGCCATAAGTTATATGTGTATATATATGAGCGCACATCTTATAAATATACATCCGGTGTATTTTATAAACATATAGGCGTATATTATCGCAAGAGCCAAGTCAAATCTTGCGGTTTTGATTGTGAACCCGGTCCACCCACGTGCATTTGCCAAGGATTGTGGTGGACTCCCCACGGGTTAGCCGCGCCACTTTTTATGAAAGATGTCAAATTTTTGCCCGCCTGTTCTTTCGAGGTGGACCCTATTCTGGAAATAATTGACTTTACAGCCGTGTCAGAATCTTTACGAAGCCGTAGAGCCACGTCTCTGATCCACAGCCCTATTCCTAGAGACATTACTAAATCGTCGTTATAACCGGTCATGGCTTCGGCTTTTAACGATACCCCGGCAGACTTCCAGATAAACACGTTAAGTTCGTCAATTAATCTCTTGCTGTATACAATTACCTCTTTATTTCTAAAATAACTTTCCAGTTTTGATATAATAAGTGGGCGGGTTTTGTTTGACGTTGTAAACCCCGGGGTCATTTTCTTTTCATCGGAATTTATCTTATTTGTTGTCTGAGATTCCGCGTCTACGTATTGTATATCCGGGCCGCTGTAAAATAGGTTGGGATAATCGCCGTCCAATATTTCTTGAATTACCGCCCAACCAACAGTCGCATTTTCTGGAACCAGTAGCGCAGTGTTATATTCAAACCCGACTGCCATCAGCATTCGTCCATATTCTTTTGTCGGTAACTTGCCCTTGTACTCGGCGACTTGTTCTAAACTTTCTATGTCCAATACGTGGCACCCGGAAAAGTCTCGCCCGTCCCCTCTGGCCACGTCCGCGCATACCATATAAGATTTACCCGGTTCCGGGTATTTCCAAATCCAATAACCTTTGTCAAACCCGCGCTTCTCTAACGGTTCTGTGCAATACGTCTTTTCATACCACTGTAATATTGGTATATCAATGACTGTGTTTCCGGATGTACTGAATTCACAGTCACACTCTTGAGCCGAGCCCTTTTCACCGGATAATTTGGCCTGTTCGTCTCTCCATTTTTGATCTCGGTCTGGGTGAAGGTGCCACGGCAAACTTATTCGGTTTAACACGTCGTCGCCCTGTTCATCTTCTTTTATCCACATTCTGTGGAAAAAGTTTCCGACGCCGTTCGGGGTTGATAGTATAATGACATTACCACCCGTGGACAGTGCCGGTTGTGCTGACAGCCATATTTCTTCAATTCCGTCAATGAACGCGGCTTCGTCAACAATAAGCAGAGAGAGCGCAGAGGAACGTCCAGATGAACCAGCAGACGACACGGCACGTATTTGCGAACCGTTCACCAATCGTAATGAAAGCTGGTTGTCCGTTGCGGCCTTGACCCTCAACCACGACGGAAGGTTGTCGTTCGCAAACCGTACCTTCGTTACTATCGCCTTTGACGTTTCTTGTGTTATTGATAAGCATAAAATTTCCTTGTCGCTGTGAAAAGTCATCAGCCACAGAGCATAAGCAGCAACCAGTGTTGTTATACCCATTTGGCGAGACTTTAAAATAATGTTTCGTTTGAACTTGGCAAGCTCCCCCAAGGTTTTGTCCTGAAACTGGTAGGTTAAAAACGCAATAGTCCCGCGCTGTGGGTGTTGTATTTTTACATACTTCCGCATGAAATATATGGGGTCTTTTGCGCACTTCATGTATTCTTCGCGCATTACGTCTTTTATATTCTTTGTAGTTGCCATAGTTATTTATGCTTCCCCCAATTCGTTGTATCTTAAAAATAATGGGCTGGTATAATCTATGAAAACAACGTCTGGAATTTGGTCGTTAACATCACGTTTAAACTGTCTGGCCGAAACGTCTAGTATCTTACCTTCAACCGTCACCCAATCATGATCAACGAGATATTCATCCACTGGTTCGTCGTTGTCGCCGTCCGTGTATTTGCTGGCCGTTGGTTCGTCCAACTGGAACTGACCCATAACATGTCTCGCCGGTATTCCGTGTTTTTTTAACTCCACCGCCAAGTCCTCTGCCATCAGCGAGCATCTTCCAAACGCATCTGGATACTTTACATTGATTCTTTCAGCTATTGCCAAAACAACCTCATGCTGGTTCAAGGACTCTATTAATTTCATCGTTTACTTTTTTAAGTTCGGTTTCCGCGGATTCTATTTTCTTTAAACAGAGAACCCAATCTTTTTGTACGTTTTTCTCAAGCCCAACTCTTGCGTCGTTGGTCCATTCTTCTACCAACCCGTTGGAATTTACGAACGTGATCTTTTTCTCAGTTTTGAGGTATTCTTTGCTTTCTTTCAACTTTTGCTTTATATCCTTCAAATAGGATAGTTCGTTCTCCAACAGCTTCCTAGTCTCGTACAGCTTATACTGCCCCTTTATTCTAAGTTGTGTTTCTTCTTCAACCAAGCAGTCGAAACATTTTGTGGTCTTATTAAACATTTTTCTGTCGTATTTGTTGCCCCATCTAATCTCCCGGCCACAGCACGCGCATTTGTCGTTCGTTTCCTCTCTAATCATGTCCATAAGCGGGGTCACGGTCTGTGGTCCACTCTTAGTCTGTATCCAGTTTTTTCCGCCAGAGTCCGACCAAGTTTCTCCCTCTTTTCTGATAATGTATTTATTGACATCTCCCGTGTATCCGACTTGGATAAATGGGCGCTCGCCGCTTAAATAGTTTTTAACGATGTCGATGTTGCTTTTTCCAGATGCTTTTTTCATATAATATGTAACGTTTTATATCTATATATATAGTTATCCTGTGGTTTTCGGTGCAATTTAGTTATGGTGTTCGGTTATCTATGTAAAGATGTATATCGGTATATCGCTGCAAAAAGTCCTCGGTGAAAAGACTCCATTTAATGTCGACGTTATCGACGCTATACACATAATACGTCTTGAAATTGACCAGTATGTTATCCCTGAAACTTCTGAACTTTTCGCGAAGGGCTGGTCCGTGAAGGTGCCATTCCCCCGATATTTTACTCACGTTGGCTTTTATCCATTCGATATTTTCTAAGTTTATAATATCGTACTCTCCGCCCTCACAATCAAGTTTTAAGAAATCTATCTTTGATATGTGATGTTCATCTATGATGTTTCTGAACGTGGTACAATGCAAATCCTCCACGATTCCATCAAATAACAACCCTCCGGGTATTGTTTTAACCGTGTCGAGTATTCCTTTGTTGATAATTACGGCGTTAACATCTTTTAGATTGCGCTTTAGTGTATTTCCTCGCAACTGACTCGGCTCAACAGCAAAGATTTTCGAGGGGCTGTGTGGTTTGATAGATTGGCAAAACGCCCCAACGTGGGCACCAACATCCATTACCACGTCACCGGGTTCGACCTGAAACAATTTTTCATATATGCTCGTATCTTCCAATAATTCTCTGTGCAGCAGATATTTTGACCACGTTGGTTGTGGATTATAATCAAATTCTGGATTGTCTTTCTTGTTTATTATTTGGTTTACGTGTTCTATAACCTGTTCCGGTTTAATGCTTTTTGTGCATTCAAAATCTTTTCCACGCGGACACCACATCCAGTCGCCTTTGTCAAATCGGCAAGACGGATCGTTCCAGCACCCGTGGCACGGAAATTTATCAAACAGCCGCCGAGGATTAAAAAAGTCGTCGTTTATAATTCTGTGTGGAGTAAAAAACTCCGCCCAACGTTGACTAAATCCGCTGATTAGTATCACCGGTTTGCCGACCGCCCATGCCAACCAAGACATGCCAGAGCCAAGGCCAACGAAGAATTCTGCGCCTTCTATTTGAGCCATCCGCTCTTCAAGCGACAATTCCCCGGTTTTGTCAATCGCCCCCACCGGCATTTGGTTCATCACATTACTTCCGTAGTTATTGTGAAGATCGATGCACCAAACTTCCATACCAAGGCCGTTTAAATATGCTATAAGAGTCTTCCACCCGTTTGGGTTATTCCAATATTTACATTGTGCAGTGCTTTGCGTGCATATACACACGTATTTCTTTTGTGCTGAGTCTCGGACTTTTTTGTGAAATGATAAATTTGGGCGCAGTTCCATTGTTCCTATGCCAAGGATAGTTCCCGGCACCGCCGTCAACGAAATCGTGCGTGGGTCGTTGGTTATTCTATCTGCCCAGTCGTTAAAATACCCAATCCAATATGTAGCAAAATACTCATCGCCGCTCCCATTAACATCCAAGAAATTAATGTTGGTGTAACTCTTTTTAAATATATTTCGCAGCGCGGCGTTATATACTACACAATCGACGTTAGCCTGATGCTGTTTCTGGAACTCACTCACCGGTTCAACAAATGCAATTAAATCACCCAGACTCTCGGTGTCCAGTACTATTTTAACGCGCCTGTTTCTCAAGTTTAAAATGTATTCTTTTACCAAGGATTCCGTTCCATCGACAAACATTTCAAATATTTCTATCTTCCATTTTATAAAATATCTGCGGCTGGCCACCGTCCACATATTGTTATATATTTGCGCTTCGTGGATACATTCGCTAGTCTTTGAATCAACGAACCTGATCTTATACTTTTTTTCTACCGGCCCGGTGATCTCGACCTTTGGTCCATCGTTGAATGTAATGGATATATTGTTTTCTGCTTCTCGGTGAGATTTGTTGCAATTTTTATAATTGTGTAATATTTTATTTGAAAATATTTTTTCTTTATATTCGTTGTATATATCGGCCATTTCAACCACCTTATTTGCGTATGAGTTTTCCTTGGCGTTTTCCTCGGCGGCGAGTTTGTACTGATTGTAATTTTTTATTACTTCCGATATTCCGACAACGGCGCACTCGACACTACGTTCCACGACATACATCCCTTTGTATTTTGGTGATTCAAACGTTCCAACCACCGGCAACCCGCACGCCATTGCTTCGAGCAGTGTTAAGTTCGGATGCCCCGCCTCCAATTCCGACAGGTGCAGGAATATAGAATTGTTGTTGTATAATTCTACCAAGTCGGCCTCGTTCAAATCATATAGCTTCGTTAACTTTTTGTAATTATTAAGTTCGGGAGAAAGTATATCGAAAAAGTTTTTATTGTTTTTAGGACCGGCTATTGTAATTTGTAAGTCTAGCCGCATTGCCGCCTCGATTGCAATCGCGAATCCTTTTCTGTCTACCGACTGGTCGTGTGAATATCCATTGTTAGCAACGCAAAGAATTTTGTCGTTTGGAACCGTGTATTTTTTGTTGACGAAGGTGTCCGTGTTT